AGTTCTAGATGTCCTCCTGCTCCTCCACCTCCAGCACCTGAGGCACTCGCACCGCCGCTACCCCCGCCACCAATAATTAACATGTCGCAAGTTCCAGCGCGGTCAATCGTGACAGTACCTGTGCTAGTCAAAGTCAAATATTTGTAGCCCGTGTACGTCCCAGTAGGCGTGTCCGTAAAATTGGCGGTAGAAGCCGGGACACCTAGACCACTCCCGCTGAAACTTGACATTGCCATTAGGCTGTAATTTCGCTTAGAAACGCAGAGAAGTTACAAGTCGCTGCCGAAGAAGAAACCCGAATAAACTTGGCTGCTGGCATAGTAATACCAAGCGTCAAAGCAACCGTGTCATTGCCAGCCACCGCAGCATCATAAACAAGGAACTCGCTTGCCCCCGGTGTACCTGCTGTCGCGTCCAAACCGATCCGGATAGTCACCGCAGATCCAGTCTGGTTCGTGATGACCAGTGAAGAGATTACCGCTTCCGTAGAAGAAGGTGTGGTGTACAGGGTTGCGAACGTACCTGTTGAGGCAGTTCCTTGAACCTGCGCGAACTTATATGCTGTTGCCATTTCGTTATGCTCCCATCAGTAAGAATACGTCTTGCAAACCGGCTCCGCCACCGCCACCACCAGAGGTGAAGGCAGTCCAATTAGAACCATCATAAAACTGTAAAGCGTCCGTGTCTTTCAAGAAAACAAACATCCCTTCCTGAGGAGAAGAAATCGCTGCGTCTCTAGTGGTCGCGTTCGTGAAGACCATGAGGGACTGATCCATCAAATAGCCTTGGACGTTTGCAGCGGTAAGAACCTCTCCCGCGTTGAATGTCTTGAACCCTAGACCTGCCATTTTCTAAACCTTTCGTAGATGTGCTATGCGTAGTCTAACCTGTTTCTTTAGAACCCCAAGATTCCCGTGCCGAGTTTACCGAAAGTTGTGTTGTCAAGGATAAATGATGCTGCCGTTTCGGACATGCTAAAAGTCACTGCACGTTCTTCTTTAGTGACTCCAGCGAACTCAATCTTGTCAATAGAGACCGCCTGTACGATTTCTGCGCCTACATCGTTAGGAGTCCACTTCACTAGAACAACGTCACCGAGTTCAAGGTTCAAGACTTCTTGTTGTTTTGCAACGGGGAGGGCATGTAACAATGTGGTGATTTGATCTACTCGATATGTTGGTTGCGAATAGATACCAAGTTGAAACTGTCCAAAAGATGTTGCGTCAGCAAGTGTCGGTAACAACGTTTCATACGTTGTCTCAAAAGTTCCGTATGCCTCAATTGAAGCAGCATCAGTAAGCGCCACCTCGCCACCTGTCCACTTAACAAGAACAGAGTTCATCATCTCTTCAATACCGAACTCCACCGCGATAGCAGAGAAAGGAATCTGTGACTCAGAGAAAACAGTGCTAGTCGCAGACTGTAAATCGTCGCGATCCCTAAAAACTACTGATCCAGTTTTGCCCATAAAGAAAGCACCCGGCTCGGATGTAGACACTTTATTTATGTAATCCAAGCCTTTTGTTTCAGCCGCAATAACGTCTGTGCCTAGTGACTGTTTACCTGTACTGATTAGTCTTTTTATGCTTGACCATTGAATGTTGTCAAGAACCTTGACTATTCTCGCTCCAGTAGTTTCTGCGGATTGCGCACCCGCCGTGACGAAAGGATCAACAAGCAAAGAGAATCCGTCAACACAAACAACTTCAGCGGTACTGTCCCCGCCTATTCCGTAGCCAAAGTTCCAGTCACTAATTAGGCCAGTGTAAATCGTTACGCCTTGGTCTTTGATAACAATTTCTTTTTGTGGAAGGATCTGACCGAAGTAAGGACTTGCTGCGTTGGTCGGATCGTAATGCCTGTTGCGATTGTCCAGAGTTACGGTGGCTGTGCCTGCCGTGAATCTTTCTAGTTGCTTGTTTCTGCCACGGTTAACTGTCGCGCTTCGAACTGTGCTTGAAACATCTACAAGAACTTCACCGGCAAGTTTGAAGTCAGTGTTATCTAGTTTTCCTTTTGTTGCGTGGTCTAAAGTAAAGAAGTCGCCTGTGCCATTAGCATTAAGGTCGAAAACAATCTCTACTTGAAGTGTGCTCATTACTTCCTAACAAACACAGCGCCGTTGGCCTGCTCAAACTTTGTCAGGTTGTTGATAATTTCTTCACCAATTCGGCGTGGATCTCCCACCCCAGTATTAACGGTGATAGCGTAACTGTTTACGTTGTTGGTGTTTCCACCCCCGCCGCCCATACGACCGCCCCCAGATGCCCCAAAAGACGGTGGAGAGGGCATTGGCAGTTGGTTGTTGGGAAGAATGTTTCCGCTAGCGTTTGGTATGAAAAGTTCCGGGCCTTTCTCACCAACGAGGTAAGTCTTTGCTGCACTGACCGGGCCACCTGCTGCACGAGCACCGTCAACCCGTTGGTTAATAACCCGGTTAATGGTGGTCACGGTTATGGTTGACTTACGGTTCAGCGACTTAGCCAATCTAGACATCTGCCTATTCAGTCTCTTGTAACCTTTACCGCCTGCACCGAACTGTGAGTCAAAAGCCTTTACCGTTGCAGTTGCGCTATCCAGACCAGCCTTATGGAAAGCGTCAGCAGCATGGACACCAATACCGTTTGCTGCTTGCTGTGCCGACTCCAACATGCTGCTGTTTGCTGCGATTCCTTCAGCACCAGAGTTAATCAACTCGTCAGCAACACCTAAACCAGAGTGCGCACCCTCCGCCAGAACCATTTGCATCAACGGATCGTCCATTGACAAGCCCATTTGCATGAGTGTGTTTATTCTTTCAGTGAACCCAATGATTTGTTCTGCTTGCTCTCTAATTCTTTCGGTAATAGACAAACCAATTTCTTCGCCTTGAGCGTCTAACTCAGGCTTAGATATGCGATCAAAAGAGAACCCCTGCATCAACGAGTCTGACACAGACACTTTCATCTCTTCCATCTTGGCTTTTATGTTGTCTACCTCTGTAACCAACGTTCCCCGTATCTCTGCAAAAGACTCTTTGAACCGTTCTTTGGCTTCTGCGGTTTTCTCTGCTGCGCTTTTCGCCGCGTTCCCTGCACCTGTCGTGTTGTCGCCCAAATCTTTCAAAGCGTCAGCACCACCCTTGCCTGCTTCCGCTAACTCTCCAACAACTTTTCCAGTCTTTGCAAACGAATCATAAGCACCCGCAGCAAGGTGGCTGCCCCGACTCATTGCTTCTCCAAGGTGATGACTTCCTGCTGCTGCCTTTTTTGCGCTATCACCAACACTCTTAAATGCGAAAGCCGTGATCTCTGTTACTTTGCTTAGTCCGGGTAGAACCTTAGCGAGAGTGTTGTAAGCCTTAATCAAAGTGTTAACCGCACTGATGCCAGTGTTAATAAACTTTTCAACAAAAGAACCAACGTTGTTAAACGCTGACTTAACAAAACTAGCAACCTGACCGAAAGCCTTCCCTACACCAGAAGCAATCGCTCTTAACGCTGTGCTGAGTGGCCCAAGTTTATTCATAAGCGTGTCAAATGCTGTAATCAAAACAGCCTTGATTATGCTGCCAGCCATCTTTGCTAACGTGATAAAGATTTGTATTGCTTTCATCCACACTTGAAACGCAGCAGCCACAAACTTCACACCCGCTGTTAGTCCTTTGACGGCAACAGTTAATGCTTTTGCAATGAAGTCACCGATCTTTTGCAGCACTGAAGTTGTTTGTTTTACTCTGCCACCGAAGTCTTTGAACTTGTCGTCTACTTGTTTTGTTTTATCGGTCATAGATTTGAAGGCGCTTAGAACGCTGTCTTTAACTATCTTGAAAATGTCCTTGAAAACCTGCACTAGAGTTGCAACAGCGTTGCGTAATGCCTCTGACCTGTCGTAAGCAAACTTGAATATAGCAACTAACGCTGCTACTGCTGCAACAACAACAACGATCTTGATTGCAAGAACAGACCCGGCTAAAGTTATTGCCATGAATAATGGTTTGAGCGCACCGATAATGGTAGCGATTTTCCCCATAACCAAAAGTAACGGGCCAGCAGCGGCAGCGATAGAACCAATGATCACAATTATTTTCTTTGCTTCGGGTGACAATGCTTGAAACTTTGCAGCCAACCCACTTACCTGTTCAATAATTCTTGTGAATACAGGTAGAACAACATTGCCGACTTGGATCATTCCAACCTTGAGTCCGGTCAATGCGGCTTGGAACTTAAAGGCGGAAGTTTCAGCAGCAGTCTCGAAGGCTTCATTCGTCATGTCTACCGAATCAACGACTGTGCCAAAAGTGCCTGCGATTGAATCAGCGTCTGCATCAAGGATTTGGAAGGCGGCTGACGCTGCTTCTGATGAACCAAGAAGTTTACCTAAAGATTCCCTGTCACCATCTAGGGCAACATCAAGATCACCCATTGCTTTAACAAGGCCATCTTTACTAATCTTGTCTCTCATGTCCCCAGCGGTCATGCCTAATTCTTCAAGAATAGTTTTTGCTTCAGTTGTTGGAACAACAAAGGCTTTGAATAACGCTTGCACCTGTGTGACTGATGCCGCTGCGTCTCCGTTTGTTCTGGTCAAAAGGGCAACCGCACCACCCATGTCTTCAAGGCTTGAACCGGCTTGCTTTGCCATTGGGAGAACACGACCAATAGCACCAGCAAACTGTGATGTCTCAAAGTTACCTGCACGAGCAGTAGCGGTAATAACGTCAGTTGCTTTTGCTGCGGAAAGGTTTGCAGCGCCATAAGCATTTACGGAACCAGCAACGGCGCGAGCGATGTCTGCTGTTTCACCAAGACCAGCCGCCCCAGCCTTTGCCGCAGAAGTCAACGCCTTGATTGCGTCTTCACCTTTCAAACCCGCCGACGTAACAACAAACAAAGCGTCAGCAAGTTCCTTAGGTGACTTAGCGGTTTCGCCAGCAAGTTGCAGAACGGAATCTTTCATCCCGTCAACCTCATCAGCACCAAGGCCGACCAGCCCAACAATCTTGCTCATAGACGCGTCGAAGTCCATTGCGCTCTTGCCTGCCGCTATACCAATACCAACCAACGGAGCAGTAATAGCAAGGGACATTTTCTTTCCCGCTTTACCCATACCAGCACCAGCGGCCTTAAACTTCTCACTCATTGTCTTAGAAGTTTTTTCGGCCTGTGTTTCAATCCCTTTAAGTTGCTTGTCAAGAGTTTTCATCTTGGCGTTCATGTCGGTGATGTCTGCACGGAACTTAGCGGTGACGTCCATTTCTTGAGCCACTTTAATTCCTCCGACGGTTCGCTTGCTCTTGTTCCCACGCCCGTAAATTGTCAAGCGCGATGAACTCTGTCATCTCTGCGGAACTCAGTGGACGGTGAGCAGGGCTTCCATAAAGAAGTTCACCCACCGTCCGACTAAGACGTTCCGCTAATTCAATTATGTATCTTCGTTCAGGGTGGACGAGGAATCTTTTCCCGCCGCGTCCTGTGCTTCTGAACCCATGCCAGATAGCCGAAGTCCAGCATTCGCAATTATTTCAATGGCTGCGCTTGACTTGCTAAGGATTACTTCTTTGTCTGCTCTAGAGAAAATAGGTTCCCCAGTTTCAGGATCATGTGCGCACGAAACAACAACGTCTGGGTAAACCTTTGACATGTTTACCTGTTCAGTCTTAGCATCGTAAGCGTTCTGCATTAACAGTACTCTTTCACCAGCCGACATTCCTTTGATGAGAATATCTACATCCCATATTGGAACGGTGATTGTCTCGCTTTCAATGTCTTCTGTTGCTAGAATCTTTTCGCGTAAGTTCATTTCTCTATCCTTTGGTTTGACCACTTGGGTACGTGGATGTTGAATGATTAAGCGTAAACGCCTTGGGTAATTGCTCCGGTGACCTGAAGTTCTAGTGAATAAGTAAGTACGTCACCAACAGGGCTTGTGATGTCGTATGCGGTTACGATTGCTTCACCAGTGAACTTTGGGAATGTAGAGGTTGATCCCATTGGCCCGTATTGGAAACTTGCGCTTGCAAGGGTTCCGGCCTTGAGGTTAGCGATCATGGTCTTGATGTGAACGTCGGTTGCTTGATCCAACATTCCCGAAAGCGAGATTGTTGCGTCAGACAAACCAACAATGTAGGTCTTGTCTTGAGTTCCGAAAGCAGTTGTCTCAGCAGTCTCAATTGCGCGAGGCATACTGATCGTGTTAAGGGTGTCGGATATGTCCACCAGTGAACCGGCTGACCCGTCGATACTGAATTGGGCGTTCTTCCCATGCTTGAACGTTGGCATTACTTATCTCCTTGCTAGTGAAATTGCTGACGACAAAGATCCGGTTGATCCTGCCAATGTATAACTTGCCCGTAAATAACGGTTTACGGTTCCGCTTATTGCAATGTTCTCGCCAGCAGTTGCCGCCGCACTAATAGTGGTGAAGGTAACCAAGTCAGCATACGTTGAGTTGTCTGCTGAGTGCTGAACTTTAACTATTGTTGTTCCGTTTCTATTGTTCGCGTGAACATGCAGGTTTACCGATACGCCTCCAGTTGTTGGAGCAGCGTTATCTTGTGCAGCAGTTGTTCCGGTTGATGTTCTTACATCTGCACCAACAAGATCGAATCCATAAAACAATCCACCGTCAGCCTGAACCTCAGCACTCAAAGCAACCACATCACCAACAGGAGATGAAATATCGTAGGCAGTCATCTGTCCATTAACAACAGTGGCAGGTCTCGTAATGACGTTGCCTTGTGGAAATATTGACACCGCGTTGTCTGCCGTAGCGATCATGCCGCTTAACACAGCATCTGAAGCCCCAGCAGTAGAGTCAAAGAAACCACTCATTGACACAGTGCCGTCTGACAGGCCAGTGATATAGGTTTTGTCTTGATCTCCAAACGTTGTTGTCTCTGCGGTTTCGATAGCCATAGTGGAAGAGGCTGAGTTCAGAAACGCTGACATGTTAGTGCCGTTAATAAAAACAACAGTTTGTTTACCGTGACGGAATGTAGGCATTATTCATCTCCTTCTTTTTTAGGAGACTGACGCTCACTTTTTTTGGGGGAATCAACACGAGCGATGTGGCCTTGCTCAACGAGCCAAGAAACCGACTTGCTAGGAATGTCTTCAACGACATCACCCACAGAAACATTCTTGTCTCCGTAAGACAAGTTAGAAAGAACGTTGTACTTCACAAGCACCTCTCTGGATCGGGCATAGCAACCCAACCCTGAGAGAACCACGAGGGTTACAGTTTCAGGCTAGGTCACTGGGACACGTTGCTACCAGCAGTCTACCCGATAAAACCCAAGGACAGAAAGAAAGTGTTTTAAGACCTAACCAGATCTTGAAGTAGGCAGATTAGGGCTTGGAGTTGTTTTCTCCAAACCCAAACCTAACCGTCACTCTCAGCAGTGTAGATTATCGGGGAGTTAATCAGTTGCGCCCAAATGATTGCCAAGTCCCGAAGGTCAAGCATCTAGGCAACTCGTGTTAAATGCACTTGTACAATCTCGCCAAGTTTCGCTTCAACTAATGTTGCTTGGCTGCGCCTTACGTCATTTTTTTTGCAAGGAAACCCGTAGCCCTCTGACGGCCGGTTGACATGGGTGACTAGCCCGATGCTTAAAACTAAAAAAACCGCACCCACTTTCAGCACGGTTTCAAGATCTGATAATCTACGGCTAGCGCAGGAACTGAGACTTGAAAAAAGTTCCGAACTCATGACCCCTTCACCGGGGTCATTTGTTTTTTGTGGATGTTTGATTGTGGATTGACCATACAGCACCGTAAAAGTCCTCAGTCACGGGGGGTAAAAAACATCATTTACAGCAATTTAAGGGGTCGTAGAGACATTTCCCCTAGGCGAGTGCGTGATAACAAGCACTAAATGACTTCACCCCTCAGAATCGCTTAAATCAGCCTGCACTAGGGCAGCCAGTCAGACCAGTTGGGTCGAAGAACTGACAATACTTTGCACAAAATGGCTTCTTCTTCTCAGGTCGCGGAGGCTCCCAAGAAACCTTCACCTCACGCAGCCAAGCCAAAGCCTCCTCCACAACAGATTCATCGTAAGGCTCCGTGTGAGTCACGATATCCATGTCCCCACCCTCGCGAGGAATGGCAACTAACGACACCGACTTCACCTCATGTGTCTTTGACAGGAGCCAGCCGTACACCTGCACCTGCCAACGTTGAGCAAATGACGGGAAGTAAGGAATGTTTCTTTGTGTCGTGGTCTTCCAGTCAATAACCTCACCGTTATCCAGATCGAAACAATCAACGTGCCCCAGAATCCCATCCCGTTCAACTGCCGTCTCCAATAAGAAGCGTGGGTTACCTCTTAGTGATTCTTCGATCCATGAATGTATCGCTGTCCCTAACGAAGAAGCCAACGAGTGGGTTGAAGGATTAGTGGTTCGGGTTCCTTCAAGTCGATGCCAAGTTTTTCTTTTGCAGAAGCCAAGTTCAGACGGACCAATCACCCGCTGCTTGCTGCGAGCAGACTCACCACTTAACAACAACGCACGAACCTCATCAGCGTTCATTTGATTTCTTGAATCCAACTCTCTGGATTCTCCATTATTTCTTGGATGTCTTCCAGAAGTGTTTCTGCTTTATATAGCAGTTCGTAAAAAATTGCATGATGCACACATTCGCTTATGCGCTCTTGAATGGTCATCCATCTGTCTAAGTTGTCCAGATCCAGATCATGTTCTCTGACTTCTTCACAACTCTCCCAAAGTTTATTCTGCTCAGAGTTTGACATAACTTCAGGCAACGACGCAGTTGTCCACCGTGTCCATGCGTGTGCCGACTCAATAGTCAGGCTTCCATCAGAGATCCCAGACTCAACATACCCGTCTAGTTTTTTTTGCAAGTTCTCCCAAGTGTTCACGTTTTGCCTTTCGGTAGTTGGTACTTACAGGGAAGATCGCCGGTGACAGAGTGTCCAAAAACTGTCACCGGCAATCCCTGAAACTGAAAGGCTCCAAAATACCTCTCAGTGTCAAAGCCACACCAAAGCCAACAACGAACATCGGTGTGACCATTGCCAACGGGCTAGGGAAAGGAGTTAAACCTAGCCGCCAGCGTTCTGTTTAAGTTTTGCGTGAAACACTGAATCGTTGTGAAGGGATCGGGCTTCGTCACGGGCTGCCTTCAAGGTGGGTAGAAGTTCCACAATGTCTTCACTCCCGTCCGGCCAGATGCCACGCTCTGCAAAGTGCAGGTCAAAGTATCCGTCTACCGGCCACGCCCAATATGTGCCCATGTGTTCATCCAACATACCATCACGGAGCCTGACCGGATTCCCAATTCCTTCAATAATCATTTCTCACTCCTAATGCTTATCGGTGCTGCGCCACATTTAATGCAGTCTTCCTCTGCGCCAAACTTACTAAAGTTGTATTCGGCTGCTTGGCTGCACTGCTCACATCTGCCAGTCATTACTTTAATCATTTGGATCACCGTCTTCCCAATCCTTGAACTCAGGATATTCCCAAGGCTCCAGAGAATCCACTTGCTCACACCCATCAACGGGGCACTCCCATTCGATGATGCCTAGACTGTTGTACATCAGAGGTTCCGAAACTTTGTAAGCAGCAACGCGCTTTGAGCCACGCAGCCCATTGGAAGGAACGGAGACCTCCGCAACCCATCGGGCTGCTGAGATGTTTTGATCGTGGCCTTGCTCGCAGTAGTTCTGCATTGTGTTCCCCTTTGGTTGTTGGTTCTTGCTTATGTCTTCATTGTAGCAGCACCCCCCAGTTACTTTACACGGGGGGTGCTTCGGTCTAGTGCTTCCTGAAGTCCCAGATGTCAAGATCTATTTCTAGATACTCTGCTAACTCTCGTCCCGACTCTGTGAACCATATGACTTTATCTCCCTCGTCATAGTCTTGGATTTCAATGAGTCCCTTTTTCACTAGGTCAGAAAGGTTGCCGCGCATTGCTTTGGTCGGCCATACGTTACCCTCTGATACCCAAGGGCTGCCGCACCAGTTCGCTGCGTCGTTTGCGTACAGTGTAAAAGTTTCTAGTGACGCTGGTGTTAATGCGATCTGTGAGACCATCATGTCAAGTGATGTGTTCATCTTAATTCATCTCCTCAAGGCTGTCGATGATTATTTGACTTACATTGCTGAAGGCTTTTTTGAACTCAGCAGAATCAAAAGTTCCATTCCAAATTGCTTGCTGCAACATTTTTTCTTGCAGTTCAACATACGCACGAATAACTTCGTCTTTTGTTGCTTCAGCGAGTTGATGCGCCATCTTGTTCTCCTTTTGGTTAGTTGTTGTCTTGATCATGTCTTCAGTTTAGCAGCACTACCCAGTGGCATTACACGGGGGGGTACTTAAGGAATAAAGCGGTTGATACACAAGGGTTTTACGACTCACCCGAACCTCCTCATAAAAGTTCAGCGCCAACTCAATGTACCTTTGCAAGTCATCGACCTTGAAAGTATCAAGCAACGTGTACACCTCCCACGCCTGCGCGTCAGTAGGCGTAATAAATATTTCAAGTAATGGTTTCATGTCACCCACCAACCATCGGTTCGACAATGTCAATTCCTTTTTCGGTTAACTTGTATGTCAGGTCACCATCGACAATCGGGTGATACTCGCAAACCCACACCACGACTCCTTGCGCTCCTCCCTGCCCTAACGCTAGGACTTTTTTGCTGTCATGAAACTGATTGCTTCCGCACCTTGCGCAAAGCCGAACGTCAGACATTCCTTCTTTTAGATCCATGTCATCACGGTTCCTTTCTAATTTGTATAACTTCAGTTGCTGGCAAACATTCATTAGCATTTTGGTCGTGCGCTGTGCAAGGTAGAAGCCCACCGCGTAAGTCTTCTAAGGCTGCACCCCACGCCAAGGTCATGGAGTCCTCCTCGTAAATTACAAGACAACAAATATGGCAACTGCTCGCATAGAAATAGTAACCGTCAGGTGCTTCCAGCATGACCTCCTTAGTACTACCGCTCACGCTCTGAGTAACCTCAACCGAAAGTTCTTCGGCTAGTTTCATGACCTGCTGTTTTTTACTCATCGCGCTTCCCTGCCTAGTTCCATCCATCGGCTCATAGCCACAACGATTGCAGGATCTTCGTTGAATCGAATCGGCATCTCTCCCGGCTCTATGTCTTCCCGAACTAGGTGTCCCAGCAGGATGGGTTCTTCATCTGCGTAGTCTCTGTACACCCACCAGTTCAGGTGATCGTTCAATAGTTCTGACATGTCATCTAGCCAGTCGTCCAGTCCACCTTTCCACACGACTTCCGCCGCCGGATCAAACTGTCGCATCGTTCCGTCACGCACTTCCAGCGGCAATTCGTAGTCGTCAAGATTTGTCAGGTTAATCGAAGCCCAGTGTTCACGACCGGGGTAGTTTGCACCTTGCACCTGTACAAAAGCCCAGCCCATTTTTTTACTGAACCTGTCTGACTCAATCAGGCACATGCCTAGAGCCTTCACTGGAGTTTCATATTTCGGCATCTTACTTCTCCGCCGCGAACAGTTGCTCTTTAGTGAACCCGCCAGACTCTGCGGTTTTTAAGATGGCTTCATATGTGATCCGCAAGGCTTCTCCTGACATTTCACCAGCAGCGCGCTTGTAGATGGCTTCGACCAGTTGGATTTGTAACTTGGTTATGTCCACCACGTTCCCCTTTCTTGATTTTTATTTGCTTGCAAGGTGAGTTTAACACATCACCCCAGTGGTATTACACGGGGGGTTAATACCCTGTAAGGAACTCCCCCGGCTCTCCGCCCCACATCAGCAGGTCGCCCTGTATTTTTGCTTCCCGCAATGTCCTGTACTTGCCCAGTGTCATCCAGCGACTTTGATCTGGAAGTGGATTCTTGTTCTCGCTAATCAACGTGTACTGGTATCCGATCTTCCTAATGTAGAGTGCGGATACACCGTCTGAGGTTTTGT